CATCATGTAAACCCAATCACCTTCTAGCACGGGTTCACAGGGCACCAGGCGTTGTGTCTCTCTATTATGCTCCCGGAACAGGTTTACGCGAACCAAGTTGCGATCCTTCAACTGTTCGTCAGTCGGCGGCCACCATTCGCACAGCTCCCGGCAGTTGGCCACCCTGATCACAACCCCGTCAATTACTTCAGCTACTAGCATGTGTCACCTCAGAAGTTCGGGAACGGACCGCCTGGAGGCGTGTAGTTGCTGGTGTATCTTGCATACCCGTTCGTAATGCGCAGGTCGTCCATGTAACCAATCATGTGGTTTGTGGCGGTGGCATCCCGGTTGGCAATGCTAGTCCCAATTGTTAGAAACTGGTCAGTCAGGCTGGTGGCACTGGCTGCAGACCCAGTCACCGGCTTTGTGCCGTTGAGATACAGCGTGATCGTGCCAGAGCTCTTCACCAAAGCTACGCTAGTCCATGTGGACGTGGTGATTGCCGTTGATGACGTGAACAATGTTGCATTGTTTGTTGTGATGACTGGGAGCCCTGACGAGGATACGCTCAGGGCAACGCCAGCCGTTGATGTGCCTGATGCCCGTGTATCAATCAAATACTGAGCAGCAGCCGTTGAGGTCAAGTAAACCCAAAATTCAATGGTCCAATCACCGGTGTTGAATGCCCACAATGGACTGTTTGGTGCAATCAAATAGCTGCCAGTCCCAGTGAAGTACATGGAACCGGTGCCATATTTGACCGTGCCTGTGCTAACCTGGGCGCTGCCAACAGTCTCAAAATTACTGATCGATGTGTTGTTTTCGATGCCAGCATTAGCCGCATTCAATAGCAACTGAGTGTTGGCGATTGCAGTAACAGGTGTCGTCGGCGCCGTGAAGTTGCCGGTATAGACGGCAGTACCGTTCACATACCTGAGGTTGGATAAATAGAATGGGTTGCCTGTGTTGGCGCCAGCAGATGTTCCGTTGATATATACCCCGGTGGCGTTGCCCAACGTGCCAGACAAAGTCACAGACCCAGCAGATGTTCCATTGACATAAGCCGTCAATGTCGTGCCAGATCGAACAATGGCGATGTGATACCAAGTCCCAGGATAAAAGGTATACGAACCAATTGTTGTATTTGCCCCGGAAAATACGTTGTATTGAATTGCAGTAGACGTAATGAAGAAGTTGATGCGACTAGTGGCTTCGTTACCAATTGAAAAACTTGCAGGTGATCCGGTAACAGCAGAGGTGTTGTAGATCCAATACTCAAGCGTAAAGCTGCCTGTAGCCGTGAGGTTGGCCGTTGTGTTGCTTAAATAATCGCCAGTGCCGTCGAAATATCCAGAGCCTGCATATGTTGCATCCGAGTATGGCGTCAGAGCAGAAAATGACGAGAACCTTGATACTGCGACACTACCTGTCGGCGTAATCGTATTTGCAAGGGTGGATTTGTCCACAAAGCTTTGACTGTTGCAGGTCAGCAATGTGGTGTTGGTGATCGCCGTTAGCGGTGTCGTGGAAGGCGTGAACGTGGCGGTGTAGAGTGCCGTTGACTTCACAACACGCAGGTTGCTGATGTAACCGTTGAACCCCTGCCATGTGGTGCCGGCGTAAAGATATCCGCCGGACGATACGTAGTTCACGGACTGACTTGACAGCGTGATACTAGTCGGACCAGTAGTCGTTTCCAACACGCCGTTGACGAACATCTTGATCGAGCCAGAGCTCACAGACAACGCAACGTGAGTCCAAGTGTTCAACGGAATGACGGATCCGCCCTTACAGATCTGGTTTCCGCCTTGATACCAGAACGTTACCAAGTTGCCGTTACTGTCCGGCCCAAATGTCCAGTCCGCACTAGCTCCAGCCAGCTGCATAGAACCAAACACGTAACCCAAAACGGCGCCCCCGCCGCTATGACGCGCAACAGGATAAATCCAGGCCTCAACAGTAAAGGTTGCCGTTGAGTTGAACGCACTCCCCAGGATGGGTGTGATCGTGCTTGCGCCAGTTTGCCATCCAGATGACGTTGAGGCGTAATAGTCGCTCCAGCACCCCGCATAAAAATAGGGGGTGACGGAACCTTGCGTCGTGTTACCGTTGCGCGTTATCGTGTAGTTATTCGTGCTTCCGTCGAGGAACGTATTGTTTTGCGCTCCATTGGTACCGTCGCCAGTCATCAGCACTGAGACGTATTTGAAATACGGATCAATGCCAGAACCGTTGGGCCAGTTCGAAGCCTGGATGTTCCGCATCGCTTCTTCCAAGGTCCATACGCCAGTAGCACCAGTAAAAGATGCCGTTGGCGGAGTGGCGGAAATAACACCGCCAGGATAGCGATGCGTTGACATTAGCTGATGTCCTCGTAGGAAACGCTAAACGTGAGAGAACTGCCGATAGCAGACGTAACGGTGATCGACGTGCCTTCCATTAGGTAGATGGCCGTGGACTTATCTACGCAAATCAGCGATGCACTTCCAGGAACAGAAACTGCGTTCACCACCGGATATGCCGTACCGCCAGAAGGTGCACTACCCTGAGCTACCGAGCCGTTGGTGTAGATGGCAACTGTTGCGTTGCAAGCGGTTCCCGTGACGTTGGCTGCCACGATCTGGTTAATCTTGAACACCTTGCCTGAAGACGCGGCGTTTGGCAGCAACACAACAGCAGTGGTGCCGCTCGGCGTGAAGTATGTCGTTGTGCCGTAAATGGCCGCTACGTTGACAATATTTGGGTTTGCCATGTGTTTCTCGCTTTAATATCCAAAGACCATTGCAAACGCAATGCTTTTGCCAGGGGTTATAGCGTTTGTTACGGTCAAGGCCTGGTATGCGACAGACTGAACAATATCACCAACAGTACATGCCGCAATTGTGAATGTTGTCCCGTTTGTTGCTGTGACATCTGCCGAAGCCAGCTTTACGCCGTTGCGATATACGTCCAAATACCCCACTGTGTACGAAGCTGAAAACGTTGTCTGCCCAGCCGTAGCAGTAAAATCAGTCACCGTCCTTGTGGTCGTCCCTGTGGTTGCCCAAGTACCATCTCCACGCCAAAAGGTTGACGAAGATGCGCCGGTTCCACTATTTAGGTTTGTAACAGGTAAGTTGCCTGTAACGTTTGTGGCTAAGTTTACAAACTGCGTGGACGTGGTTCCAGTGCCGCCTGCCGCAATTGGTAGCGTACCTGCAACCAAAGCCGATGCGCTGGTGGAATACAACGCATTATTTGCCCCGGCAAAAGTTGTTAGGCCCGTTCCGCCATAACCGGATGTAATTGTTCCGCCGTTCCAGGTTCCCCCTGTGATGACAGTAGACCCCAACGCTAAAGCATTTGTGCCCCAGGTAACGTCTTCAGGGATATACGCATGAACATCCCATGTTCCGCCTGTGGTGGAGTTATCGAGCAACGCAATACCGGCTGCGCCTCCTGGAGAAATTGTGCCCACCGTGGCATTAGCGTAATCCGTAATGGTTAACGTACCGGTTGCATTGTTATTAAACTGAAACGTTGTAGTGTCGGTCAGGGTTGTAGCGTCTGGCAGTTTAAACGTCTGCCCACCCGTACCGTTTAGCACCTGGTTAAATTGAGACGCTGCGGTTAAAGTGGTTGTTCCGCCCGCCGCAGTAACAGCCTGCGTGCCTTGGCTAATCCGGTTGACTGCAATGTTCTGGTTGCTATCACGCAACACCACAGAGTTGGCACCGGACGAAGAAGTAACGCCCGTACCGCCATAAGCCACGCCAACAGTGGAGCCCTGCCAAGTACCAGAAGAAATAGTACCCAACGCAGATACGTTACCGCTTGCATCCAGGTTGACCGAGCGTCCAGACGGATACGTCAGGAATACAGTGACGGTACCAGAAAAAGTTACTGCACTGCCAGAGTTACTAGAAGCGTAGACCGTGTTTCTAGTTAGCGTAGGACCGGTAGTCGAGTACGTTCCAAGACCGACTTCCCATCCGCCGGAAGCATCCGTTGCGGCGTAGTACGTGGTGTTGGTATTGCCTACGGCAGCAAACGACTGAAACCCCGGCACCGCGCCCGTAAGTGTAAAACTTACAGTAGTGTTTGCCGTGGCCGTTTCTTGGACACGGTTAGCTAGTACCAGAGCCATTTACGACTCCTATCAGGAGGTTGCGGTCGTGCTGTAGGTAACGCTAACAGTGTCCCCGGCGGTCGTAACCTTAGCCGTGGCAAATGCTCCTGCGCTATACAGCGTACCAGCGGTACTGCCCTGCGTGCTGACTGCGCCAGATCCAGTTACCAAAAAGCAACCACCAACCGTTCCGCCGCCGCCTGTGATGGTGTACGTAATAGCTGCAGCAGACTTAGTCGTTACGTTGGAAGGAGATAAGCCGCTAGAAGAAGCTGATGCAAACGAAGCCGTACCACGCACCGCCGAACCGCCTACCGTGTAGTTGGTAAATTCAGTCCAACCGCTATGTGAAGACATGGTATCAGCCGCCAAGAAAGTTGGACTAGATCCAGAGATCAGGCCAAGATACGGACCCACCGTAGTGTAAGTAGTGCCAGACAACAGGGTGTCCAGCATCAATTCTTTACCAACAGCATTGACCAAGTTGGGGAATTGCTCTTCCCACTTGATGTTGCCATCTTTGTCGCGGCAGACAACGTAGTAGCAGCCCTCAACGCCAACTGTTTCTGAGAGGGCAGGTTTTGTCTGCATAGTAACTTCAGCGTGATCGCCAAAGTTAGAAAGTTCTTTGGTCATGGGGGCTCCTTATACAAGTCGAATGAGTGCAGACGTGCTTGTGTTTTGCGGCATCTGCACAGTGAATGTGCTGGTTGAGGTTTTGTCACTACCAAAATCTAAAACACATACAGCCCCGTTGTCTCCGGGCGTGTAGATCAACGCTCCTCGGGCGGTAATAACACCCGTCCATGCGGGAGAAGAGAAGTTAATGTACGTTGTGCTTCCGCTAGCTGTCACTTCATTGGAAACAGTGGCCGTTACCACCAGCCCGCCAGCAACATAATTCCCACCAGTCGCCTCATTTTCGGTGGTGTATGCCGTGGTTTGAGCGTCAAACGAAGCAAGATTGGTATACAGCGCCAAGTAAAACGTATCAGTGGAAAAGTTAATCGTGCCGTTAACAAGTCCAGAGCGCAGGGTGTTGCATGAGTAGTTGCCGGTAAAGGCCATCACTGGACTCCATTATTCTGCGGCAAAGGCGGTAGACGGAACTGACCGCTACGGTACGCATCGCTACGCTCCAGACCATCGCCCAGACGCTTGGCAAGATTCAATGCTTCCATGTACTTCTGGTTGTACAGCTGCATCATGTCGTTCTCACCCTTCATGTAGGTGTAAGCCTCGACCAAAGATCCATAGAGCAACACAGTGTCAAAGTTATCGCCAAGCCAAGTGCGCCCATCGGCGGCCACGGTTATTGATTCGGGATAGTAGTAGTAATGCAGCTCAACACTGTACGATGAATCAGGTGTCGGACCAATGATGAACGACAGCTCATCCGTCACCGTTGATACGTTCACAGTAGGTCCAAACAAAGCATAGTACTTTGGCAGGCCCGTATCAGTGGTTGGATTGGGATACGACTGACGAATAAAGTTAACATCCTTGTTTAACAAATACTCGTAGTTACCGCTTCCATCAATAACTGCCAATGAATAAACAGACAGGAAATCATTGGGGGCGGACAAGTATTTATTGCCAGATGTCAGGTTGCCCGTCACGTTCTTGCGAATGGACGGGAATTGAACTGAGTTGTAAATGCGCTGCTCTGCCTGCGTAACAAACACAGGGATTTCAGCCACGAAGTTGCTTTCCGTGTTCTCCGTGTACGCTTCAATAGCAGCAATCAACTCGTTATAGGTCATGCTTTACCTCAGGCCATTGGGCCGCGAGTCTTAATGCCTTTGGTAGCAGCGCCATAACCACGCATCATTTTCTCGCCATGCTTGTTCTCAGCGCCGTAGTTGCCCTTGCTTACGCCGGCAATAGACATGTTGTTCTCATTCATGCCGTTGCCACGCTTTGCCACGACATCAGGGGCAGCCTTGTGCATGTTCTCCATCGGCTGTTTGTAAACGCCAATGTCATCGCCACCACCGGCAGGATACTTAAAACCGGTGTATGCGCTGGCATCTTTGTTCTCTTTGGCGTGACCCAAAGGATACTTCTCGGCCTTCATCACCGGTGCAAAATCTTTCTTGGCCATATTAACCTCCTCGAGAAGTGCTGCGCTGGTTCATAGCGCGGGCCAGATTACGGCCATACTTCTTCATATCCATAGAAGTAACGCCGCCTTTTTTCATGCCTTTGGCGTGGTGCATGCGCTGCTCATGCGCCCTCACTTCTTTCTTGGCCTCTTTGTCAGCAATGCCCTTAACTTGCTTTTTGTCCATGCTCGACTCCTTACGTCGTTGTTACCGTGATTGTGCCTAAATTTACCGTTAAAACCAAGTTATTTGGAGTTAATCTGTCATCATTTAAGCGTGACCCACCAACAGGATTCCAGCCCCATTGGAATATCCGACTGCCAGCTTCTGGCGTACCTACTGCCTGGGTGCTTGTGCCGCCCGTCAACAAGATCTGCAGACCATTGTTTCCAGACAACTGATAGCTAACATCTGGCCTTGGCTCGCGCACAGCTTGCGGGTCATAGACCGGGTACATGCCCAACTGCAACTGCGGTTGATCCGGCTCCCAGCACTCCGGGCAAACCTTGATGCTGACCTGCTTGGTCTTAATCGTAAGCTTGCGAAGCTGCGTGAGCATGTAGCGCTGAGCGCACCGGTCACACTCCGCAATTGAGTATTTGCCAGATGAGTACTTTGGCCCTGACATACATTACCTGTAGAACGTCTGCCGTGGCACATACCGATCAGGAGCCTTATCACGGTCTTCCTGAGCCGCCAACATCCATTGCTCGTCGTATTGCGCTTTCAAGGCAAGAACTCGATTGGGGTCCATATTGGGCAGTTTCATGGACATTCTGTAAGCCAGTCCAGATACCATGCACTCAATAAAGCGGAATGGAATGTCTTGTGTTCTAGCACCGTTTCCGGCGTCTTGCATACGGCGCATCCGCCAGTAAACAAACATGTAGAACGGACTACCAATTGAGCCTTGGTTAGGAACCGGCCAAATGTTGATAGACGAAGGCCGGGAAATATAAACATCAGCCCCAGAATTAATCAGAGCCGGCACCGTATTTTGCTGGCCACGTCCACAGTAACTGATATACCCGGCAGTCGTACCCGTCTGTGTAAGGCTGCTGTAACTTATTAGCTCCGTGCCAATGGTCACAAAACCAGCGGCAGGCATTTGGGTCACATTAGCCAAATATATCGTGGTGTCGGTACTCTGTGCGGTCTGAGAAACCGTAGTGGTTTTGACGCTATCTGTGGCTGCTGTTTGTCGGTTGATCCAGACCTGGATAGGTCTTCCCTGGGCGTATTTGTTGGGGATGGTTGAGTAGGTTGACTCACTAATTCGGTTGATGTTGATGTCAACCTGTGGAGTTCCTGTTCCTGCGTTGGTTCGGGTAACTTGATCCAGCAAGTCAATGGTGTCGTTGGGCAGCGCATAAATCACCTGATTTGGATAAAGAGGGATTTGACCTTCTTCAATTGTCCACAGGTTAATCCCACGGTTTGCCCACTCAATGGTCAAAAGATTTAGGCTTCTACGCGCCGTACGAAAATCGTAACCAGTACGCAGCTCAGAGCCGCAACGCTCAAACGCTTCTTCAATGATGTCATTAACATCAAGGTTGAACGAAGAAATGCCTGTAGTGGTCATGATTTATTGTTTTGAAATTGCCAGTTAAATCCATTTTTTAGACATCATTTCCCCCTTGCGGCACGAATGTTGTCAACTAAATTTGGATAGGGACGGCCAGCTGCTTTGGCCATTGCCTTAGCTTTTGCCTTCTTAGAACCGGACATAGGCTTGGATTTGCCCAGCCCTTTGGGCCGAGGACGCTCCCAGACTTCTCCGCCTTCAGCATACTGAGTGAAATCAGTATCATCGCGGCGAGGCATCCGTTTGCCAGCAGGCATCTTGCTTGGGTTGATATCGCCCATTCCTCGACTTACTCTCATACCAGTTTCCCCCTGGTTTTGCCGCGTTTGGCAATACCATCAGCAGACTTGATATACCCGCCCTTCCTCATCTTGAGGACAGAATTGTTGGAATTTTGAAGCTCATCCAACACTTCTCGGGTATTTTGAGTACGGTCAAACGGTCCGGCAAACGATGGAGATTGAGGCATGTAAGCGCCTACAGCAATCGATCCACCCGCATCAAACCGTTTAACCTTTTTCACTTCTTGCCCTTCATGTAGCCGCCACCACACATGACAATGTTTCCACGGGTTTTGCCACGTTGGGCAATACCATCGGCGCGCTTAGAAGCAGAAGAAACCGAGCCGCCACCAGCTTTTTTTACGGGTTTCTTTGGGGCGGGAGAAGAGCCCATATCAGGCTCTTGGGGAACAGGAACGCCAGAGCTTTCCGTCCACACAGAATCGCCCTTGGTTTTTTTCTTTTCCAGTTCTTCATCGTACATGATGACTCCTTAGCAGACCTTGCCACCCTTTTTCAGACCCTTGCTAGAGCCTGCCATAACGATTTGTTTGCCCTTGGTGTGACCCTTGGTAACAATACCGTCGCGGCTGGGAGCAGCCGTCTTCACTTTACCCATGGCGCTGGGCTTAACAGAACCGCCTTTTTTCATAGCTTTCATTTCAGATTCCTCATGTTTAATCATTGACTTGGGAGCACCTTTGGCTTTCATGAAGCCAACTTCTTTCTTCATCATTGCTTTGGATTCTTTCATATCACCACCTT